AAACTTACAACAACGGTACTGTCACTGTCACCTATGAGAAACTGGACGGCAGTGCTTGGACTCCCTCCATGCCGGTAACTCTAGTATCTCCAGCACTTCCACCAAATGCAGCAACTGCTACTGCACAGGCTTCCCTGCTTACTGTGGTTCAGAACCTGCTCGCTGCTGCGAAGATGCCAACCTATAGCTCTGTGACCATTGTCAGTGCTGCAACATCAGCAACTGCTGGTGCCACGGCTACTGCATTCGGATCTCAGGCTTGTACCGGTCTGGACATTGTGAACAACTCGACTGTTGATATTGAATATCAGCGTGGTGGTGCTGGCCTGTTTATGACCATCTCTGCGGGTACTTCCCGTATGGTGACGGGCATTACCAACGCCAACCAGATCAGCATTCGTCGTGTGGATCAGGCTGCTACAGCCGTAACCATCAAAGCGGAGGCATTTGCCGTATGATGCGTCGAGTTCCCTTTTTGGGTTCACGGTCACTTACTGGCTCTAACTCTTTTTCACGAAGGGGTGTAGCCGTACTGCCCGTGTTCGTGGTTCAGCCTGTTGCTCAGGGTCTGTTTCAGGAAGGCGGGGCATTACAGATCACGGGTATCGTGATCAGGAATGCCACCAGCTATCAATGGCAGAAATCTACCAACGGGACAACATTCACTGATGTATCAGGCCAAACAACGCCTGATCTCAGCATGACTAACGTTACCGGAGGCACTGCTACCTATCGTTTGAAAGCAACCAACGATAAGGGATCAAGTTACTCAATCCCGGTACAAGCAGCATCGGTTTACATGATCATCCAGAATGACGCCAGCCCCACAGATGGCAGTTCAATTGGAACCACGAAAACCAGTAACACCACCTATACGCATAATGCTTCTGCGGGTGTTCGTTACTTCTCTGCTTTCTATCGCAACTTCAGCGATAACAGTGCATTCACTCCACTGGGTGCATCAACTGCTCGTGCATTGGTTACATGGTCAACGACAAATGCAACTGTTGCACCTGTATCTAACGTCAACAGTTTCTCTCAGAATACCTGTAGAACTACAACAGGATCTGCTGTGTTAACTGCTGCAATTGGTAATCTGAGTTCAACGTTGGCATTTACCATTAGCTGATTGATTTATAACGACAATATTAAAAGGTCACTAACTTAGTGGCCTTTTTTCTTTGGGTGTTCTAACATAACCACCCCAACATAAATTGTAGTAATCCTCGCAGGAGCTAACATGTCCGAAGAATCCAAAAGTTTTTATCACTTCATGGTTGCAGCCAAAATTATTTTTGGGCCTGCTGTTGATGAAAACGACACTGCTGCTGCCGTAACTGGCGTACAGGGCATCGAAATGAATGCCGTGGTGCTGAACGACAGTGAGAAGTTTCCGGTCAAGATGATCAGCCGTGCTCAGCAGGCTGCACACATCCAGTTCCTGAAACGCATTGGTGACGAAGCTGCCCAAAGCATTCAGGTTCACGATGTAGTCATTCTGAACCTGATCCCGCTGGGCTATATGGCTCAGGACGAGTTCAACGTTCTGCCAGAAAGTGAACAGGCTGAGCCAGAAGAAAAAGCTGCTAAGCCAGATCTGAAAGTTGTAAAGCCAAACACTTTTGATGAGTAAGGAATCGTCCGGGGGCAGGGTTAATTATTACCTTGTCACCATCCTGCATCCTCAGCGGGAAGACCAACCTGCTTACAACGCAGAGTGTGAGGACATTATCGAGGCATTAGGTATGACGTTTGATGAGGCCAATATCTTTAAAGAGATCTGGCGTACAGCAAATGAACGTACTCATGGCTTGGGTAAAGTCGGAAACACACCTCTCAGAAGTGCTGAGAAGATCGCTCATTACGCAGCGAGAATCTTAAAGAAGGCAGAACGAGAGAAGTAAAACCAAAGCACTGTCAGTGTTTTCTCTGGCAGTGCTTTACTGTCATTTCTCAGGAGATCTCCCTTTGAAAATCACCAATAACAGCAACATTCCACTGGCCTTGGGTGTCTGGCTGTTACATGACGAATACGATTACATCAACACACCGAATTATATCTCGGTGACAAAGATGATGAAGCCGTTGAAGTCTTTAGTACTCGGCCCACGGGTCGATCAATCAAGTCTGGAATCTGACTTGGAAGAGTTCGTATCTCATGCCTTGGGTCACTCTCTACACGACTCCATTGAGAAAGCGTGGAAGGTGAGCTACAAGTCCTCCCTTAAAAAGCTGGGTTATTCCCAAGCCATTATCGACAGAGTTCTCATTAATCCGACGCATGAAGAGTTGCAGTCGGTGAAGGATCCTATCCCTGTTTACATGGAACAGCGTCTTTTCCGTGAGATCAAAATCCGTAATGTGACGTTCACTGTGGGCGGTAAGTACGACATGGTTGCTGAGGGTATCCCTCACGATAACAAGTCTACCACTGCTTATACGTGGCTGTTCGACAGCAAGGACGATGACTACAAGCTCCAGATGAGCCTGTATCGTTGGATCGATGCTGGGCAAGAACATCCGGTTATCACTGAGGACTATGGACGGATTAACTTCATCTTTACCGACTGGCAAAAGATGCAGGCGAAGACCAATCCAAACTACCCACAAAGGCGATTAGAGCAGAAAGCTATCCCTTTGATGGCTGTTAATGATACCGAGAAGTGGGTAAGGAATAAGATCGAACTGCTGGTGAAATATTATCAGGAGCCAGAAGAGAACATACCGGATTGCACACCAGAAGAACTCTGGATGAGTGCTCCCCAGTATAAATACTATTCCGACCCAGCAAAAACAGAGGGGCGTTCCACGAAGAACTTTGACAGCTTGGCTGAGGCCAATGCATTCAAAGCATCCAAGGGGAAAGGCGTAATCAAAACTGTACCGGGTGAGGCAAAACGCTGTGCGTATTGTCATGCTGCACCGGTATGCAAACAACGGTTGAGATATTTATGATCGACTTGTCAGGTGTTACGCACCATCCCGCATTGGAAGACATTGTGGGTGTGCTCTGCAATAAAACGCAGAACACTGACCGTGGATTTTTCCGTACTGAGGTAGCGTATTTCCTTGGGAAAATGGCAAGCAATATGCGTGCCACTATCGTTACCAAAGATCGTGGAGAAATCCCGGTCAATATCTATGCTTTGGCTCTGGCTACATCAGGTTTTGGTAAAGGCCATTCGGTCAATATCGTCGAAAATGAGTTCATGAAGGGCTTTAAAAAGCGTTTCATGGAAGACACCTTACCGGTGATTGCGGAACAAAGTTTATGGGATATTGCGAACGAGCGTGCTGCTCGTAACGGTACTGATCAGAACGAAGAGTTTGAGAAAGTCGAATCTGAGTTTCGTCGTGCCGGTGCATTTCCTTTTACCTTCGACTCAGGTACTGCACCAGCAGTTAAACAGCTTCGTCAGAAACTGTTGCTGTCTCGTGTCGGTGCTATCAACCTGCAAATTGATGAGATTGGTTCCAATCTGGTCAACAACGTCGAAGTATTGACGCTGTACCTTGAGCTTTATGATCAGGGTATCGTTAAGCAGAAGCTGACGAAAAACACAGCCGAGAGCCAACGAGGTGAAGAGGTGGATGGCAAGACTCCAGCGAATATGCTGTTGTTCGGTACTCCATCTCGTCTGCTCGATGGTGGCTCAGTTGAGGATGAGTTTTATAAATTCCTCGACACTGGCTATGCCCGTCGTTGTCTGTTTGGTTTTGGTCAACATGACCGTAAAGCGTTCAATTCCCAGACGCCGGAAGAAATCTTCCGTAACCTGACTCAGCCTGCCAATACTCAGGCCGTTCAGAAGTGGGCAACAGCGTTTCATGCTCTGGCTGATCCAGCGATGTATGGCTGGAAAATGACAATGGAAGACGAAGTTGCCATTAAGCTGATTGAGTATAAAAACTCGTGTGAGCGTGTCGCTGATGATATGGCTGACCATGAAGAGATCAAGAAAGCGGAGTTGTCTCACCGTTATTTCAAGGCTCTGAAACTTGCCGGTGCTTATGCGTTCGTTGATGGATCCAATGAGATTGAAATGGGCCATCTGTTGAGTGCTATCTTGCTGGTTGAGGAATCTGGTGCTGCATTCCAGACCATCCTGAACCGTGAGAAAGCCTACATGAAGTTGGCTAAGTATATCGCTGCGGTAGATACCGAAGTGACTCATGCTGACTTGAACGAAGCGTTACCGTTCTATAAGTCTGGTCAGGCTGCACGTAACGAGATGATGATGCTGGCTACCTCATGGGGCTATAAAAAACACATCATCATTAAGAAGCGTTTTGAAAGCAGTATCGAACTGTTCTCTGGTGAGACTCTGAAAGAGACAAACCTTAATGAGATCAGACTGTCTTACAGTGACAACTGGGCCTATGACTATCAGGGCGAAGTTGTTCCATTCGATAAACTGCATCTGCTCACTCAGTCCGAAGGAATGCATTGGTGTAACCACCACTTCCGTAATGGTCATCGTGCAACTGAGAACGTGATTCCGGGCTTTAACTGCATCGTTATTGATGTGGATTCCGGTATTCCGTTGTCTACTGCACATGAGCTACTCGCTGGCATTAAGTTCATGACTTACACCACGAAACGTCACCAAACCGAAGGGCATGGTGATCGCTATCGTATCGTCATTCCGATCAACTATGTGTTGCATCTGGATGCTGATGATTATCGTGATTTCATGAACAACATCTTTGCTTGGCTCCCATTCAGTGAACCTACTGATGAAGCAGCCAATCAGATCGCTAAGAAGTGGGAAACATTCCACGAAGGCGAGTATCACTACAACCTTGAGGGCCAGACACTTGATGTGCTGCCTTTCATACCTCGAACCAGCAGGAACGAGGAACACATGAAAGAGCTTGCCAAGATTGAGTCTATGGACAACCTCGAACGTTGGTTCGCTCAGCGTATGGCTGAAGGCAATCGTAACAAGAACATGTTGCGGTTTGCTCTGGCATTGGTTGACGGTGGTATGGATGCAATGGCAGTACGACAAGCCGTTATGTCATTCAACGGTAAGTTGTCCAATAGCCTAACCGAAGACGAGATCGACAACACCATCATGGTGACTGTCGGGAAGCGTTATCACAGTGCGTAAATGACAGTTAGCCCTTTCCTTGGGTTGGGGCTTCTTGT